GCCGGTCACGTCGGCAATGGCATGGCCGTGAACCGACGCCGCCTTTCCGGCAAGTGCGGTATCGATGCCGTCCAGCTCGCCCTGCAGACCGGTGACATCGGAGATCGCATGGGCGTGCGTCACCGAGGCCTTGCCATCGAGTGTTGCCTGGAGGCCGGTCACGTCGGCAATGGCATGGCCGTGAACCGACGCCGCCTTATTGCTGAGCGCATCCGTCAGGCCCGGCACGTCGTCAATGCCATCGACCTGGGCGCCACCGCTCATCACGACAACCACAATCGGCGCCGCCTGCTTGACGACAACTACGATCGTTTCGAGCGCCTCCCGAACCGTGATGAGGAATGGATCGGTCACCGTGTCACCCCGCCGATAACGGAAAAGTAGCCGCGCAGAATCGTTGTGACCACGCCGTCAGCGGACGTGATTTCGAGGTCGTAGACATAGTTCTTGGTCGGCGGAAAGATCCCCGTTTCGCAATCCAGAGATAGCTCCGCAGTCTGCGCGGCCGACATCGTCAGAATGATTAGCCCATCACTGGCCTCGATCACGATGCCACCACTCACCGTCGACAGCTCGGCCGACACAGCGCCATCAAATCCGTCACGAATCTGCATGCGCGCGGTGTAGCCGCTGAGATCCAGGAGCGGCCCTCCTTCAACGTTCTGATGCAACTCCAGAACCTGCCGAAAGGTATCTCCCTGCTGACAGGAGAAGGTGTGAGACGCCAGATTCATGATGATTCTGCCCGTTAGAGAATGATCGTCAGCGTACGAATGATTTCAACAGCAAGCGCCAATTCGATGGCGTCACATATTGGTAGGCGCCGCCATCTCTCGGATTGATCGAGATGCCGTATGGATTGCCGATGCTGTAGCGCAGAATGCTGGCATCGCTCATGACGCTCATACCCCCGACACCACCGGCCGTTGCAACGGAAAGGTCAACCTCATCATTGACCGCGTACCCGAGTTCAGCACTCTTGCACCGCAGCCAGGACTTCACGATTTCCGGCCGCTTGCGAAGTCCGTGACTGACGATACCGCCGACGCCGAGAGTGACGACTTGCTCACCGCTGGTTTCTGAATACCACCCGCCGATCGAGCGCCAGGCACCGCCGATAGCGATGATATCAACCCTGTCGCCTGGCCCCAGCTTACGATCAGGAAAGCCGTCAACGGTGTCACTGCCGTTCGGGACCAGCGACACCTGCCCAGCCGCAGCTGAGTTCACGATCGTCAACGGAAAGCCGAGATTTGGCGTCGATGCCGGCAAGACACAATTCGTTCCGCCCGCCGTGAAGTCGATAACCGCATTCAGATCGTCATCTACATCGACGGTGTGATGCGTTGCCGAACTGACAACCGGCCGCTTGCCGTAATCCGGCAAAAGCGGAACGGCGCCCAGAATCAGATTCTGGATAGCCAGGAAAAGCTGATTGTCCGTTGCCGGATTGAGGGCAATGCCAGCGCCGACAATGACGTTGCAGATCTCTTCCTGCACGCGATTAAGGAAGTATGCGTCGAGGGTCGTACCCGGGAACCCTTCGCCCGGATTGCAGTTGGCAAAGAAACCGCCAACGCCGCCGGCAGGATAGCCCGGCTTCACGGCAACAGCGGTGGCTACGTCAATACGATACATATTAGTCCTCCGGGAACTCGAACGTGACGATGGTGTGGGCGGGCGCTGCGCGGCGGATCACGCAACGCAGAAGGTCAATGTTGGGCGGGATGCAGAGACCGAGACCGGCAACGCTGCAGCCGGCCTTGGCATAGGAGACCGTTTGGTTGAGGACACGAACCGTCCACCAGTAAGGACAATCTGCGACTGTCGCGCACCCCGCTCGCGCCAAGCCAACGCGGTCGGGAAAGCGCTCGATGATCTCGACTTCGAAGCCCACGAGCGCAGAGATTTCGACAAAGAAATCCGGATCTTGACGGCCTCGCATGGCGATCTTCAAACAGAGCGCGATCTGTCTTTCGGCAAGGCTCAAGCCGGCCGGCGTGCATTCGTCCGGCAGACCGAATACACGCTCCCAATCGGGCAAGAGCTCGACCGCGGAGCATGGAAAACTCTCGACTTCCAACAACTGGCAGCCGCGATCGTGAAGCCGCCGCTGCTCTTCGGCCACCGCCTGCCAGAAGCGGTAGAGAACTGTCTCCGGATCTCGCGGCCAGGCGTAACCCTGCGGCAGGAGATCGAGCGCCAGCGCCGCAAAGTCGTCGACCGTCAGGCCGCAAAGAGGATCAATGCGCGCCATGTTTTCTGACCCTCAATTCAATACAGGCTCAAGCGGTAAAGGTGAGCGTGCCCAGCGTCGCGAGATCGCCGATCGACACCGTGACATCGGCCGCCGGCACAAGAACCTCGTGCCGGTATTCCCCCGAGGCCGAGGCGATCGCGGCCCACAGCCAGGAGCGCGGAATGGTGAGGCCCGGTGCTGCCGAACGCAGCAGCAGATCCCGAAGCTCCAGCTCGACGGCGAGCCGGGTTTCCGGGGTATCCGGCGTGAGTCCCTTGACCGTCACATTGATCGGGTGCGGCACGGGCGCCACTACGAAGACGTTGGCCGTCACCGGCCGCAGCGGCGCGATGTGATCGGCCACCTCCGCCAGATCGTCGGTGTAGGTGGGCCAGCCATCCCCCTGCGGGAAGCCATCGTCATCGGCGCGCACGCGGTCCATCATGAACCGCACAACCACTGTGCCGGCGCCGAATTCCAGCGGCGAGACCCAGGCCCGCGTGACACCCGGAACCTCCAAGGCCCAGCGGATGTAATCATTGGCATTGCCGCCATGCGGCGGCTTCTGCAGCTCGAAGAGCAGCCGAGCGCGGAGCTCTTCGTCCGGCTCCTCGTCGGCGCCGCCCGTCATGGCCGACTGCAGCGTCGCCTGGGCGACGATCGCCGGCAGGGCGGCAATCAGCGTCACCGTCACCCCGTCGTCCAGATTGCCGGCAGCACCCGGCGACACCGCCTCGGCCGGCACGATCGCCTCCCCGCCAGCAATGATGGCGTCGTCGGTCGTGCGGTAAAGGACGCGAACGCCGTTCACCGCGCCCGATTGGACCTCCGAGCCGAGCGCGATCTCGGCACCGTCCTGACCCGTGAAGCGAATAGTGCCCGATGCCCGCACCGCACCCTTCCGGGCGAGGCCGAAGATGGTGCACCAGCGCTCCAGGAACTGTGCGTTAGCCGTGTCGGGGATCGTCTGCTGCACGACCCATTCGAGGCGGCCGTAAGCCAAATGCGTCAGGCCCGCCATCACTTCCGAGGAGACGCGGATGTTGCTGTGACGGAGACGCGAATCCGCCCCCGGCAGGCGCGCACTGAAATCCGCCGCGCTGCGCTGGCGCAGCTCAGTCAAGGTCGGTCGCTGAAACATTCTAATTCCTCGGGCTGATCCGTCAGGTGGGCGATGAAAGCCCGTTCAATTGATCCCATACCCAATCGAGGCGCTGCCGGATCGGCTCGCCGTCGTTGCGGTAGATGGTGATGAGAAGATCGAGGCGATCGATGCCGTTCCATTCGGCCTCGACCTCGATCGACTTGGCGATGCCGTCATCGATCAACCATCGCAGGGCTTCCCGCGAATATTCGATCGCCCGGCGCCGCACGTCCTCGGTGCGCTTTTCCCGGCAGAGCAGCCACAGCCGCGAGCCGATGTTGCCCACCTCCAGACCCGGCGCCCCGGTATCGGCCCACCAGCCCCGACGCGTCGTCGCCTCATCGGGGAGCGGATCGTCGACCAACGCCAGGCGATCAGTCATCAACGAGATGATGACCGCCGTGCGCAGATCCGCCTCCGCCGAGAGCCCCGGCGGCTCCAGCAGCCAATCGCCCGAGAGCGCCGCCGCCGACCAAGTATGCGAGAAATCGACCATGCGCCCTCACGATGAAATGCGATACCAAGGCCGGCCCGTGGTCGCGTGGCCACACGCCGCCAAATGGCCCTCGCGACACACGCCGATCCCGCCCACGAAGTACCAATCCGAACACTGAACCATTGGTGGCGGGGGCGAGTGCGGAGAACTACCGTGGCTCTCGACAAGGTCCCCCAGTACCACGATCCGTTTGCCTTCGATCAGGTGCCAGTCGTTGACTTCGATCAGCTGCTGACCGCCCGCATAGTCGAGGTTCTGAACCGCGACGCCATATGTCATCGCCTAGATCCTATGCCTTGAACGCTTCATAGAGCGGCGTCGTGAGGCGAATTCGGTCCGGCAGGACTTCGATCTTGCTGCTGCCGACCACGATTTCCGCGCGCTCACCGGCCGTTACCTTCCACGTCCGAGCAACTTCCTCGATATGGTCGCGACCCACCGTCTCGTTCACGTCGCGCCCGACGTCGCTGTTGATGTCGCGGCCGATCGCCACTTCGAGATCCTGATTCTTACGGAGGACGATGCGATGCCCTCCTTCCAGCAGATTCTCGTGTGTGTAGACCGCGACCTCGCCCGGCGCCAGGTTGCGGATACGGAAGCGCCGATCGTCAAACTTGATCGCCACACCATGATCGCGGTTGCCGCCGACAAAGAGCACAAGGCCCTCGGCCCCCGGCAGCGGGTGGACCGTGAGACCGTAGCTCTGCAGGTGAGCGACACCCCCCTTGACCTCGTCCTGCATCAGCCGGATCTGTGTCTCCTGCAGGCCGGTGGCGTCATTGATCGCCGCCAGGACGGCGCGGCCAATGCTCATCCGCGTGCGGCGGATGAGGTCGCGCAAGGCATCCTTCACCATTTCCAGCCTCGTCAGCCCAGGTTTACTTAACGCGGCCCCGCCCGCACCGGTGCGGTGAGATCCAGATCATTGCCCTCGACACGGCCCACCGGCGGGGTCAACGCACCCTCGCCGTCAAGGATCGACCACAGCCCGCCGCCACCGCTTGCGCTGTCCGGCGAGGCCGGCTCCGGCGTGAAGGCCTCGGGCGGCGCCAGCGTCAGCTCCGCGACCGTGCCGCCCTCGTCCAGCCGGTAATTGACAGCGGCGATCAGCAGATCCCGCGTCAGCCCCAGCCAGGGCGATTCCACAGCGACCATCTCATTCGCCCGCCACAGTCGGCCAGAGACGGCATCCCGCCACCCCTGGACAGTGATGGTGGCGCGAACGCCGTTCGCCCCACGCGTCAGCTTCTCCCAATTGGCGCGGTCCCGCGCCGTTGCCACGTCCGCCTGGCCCTCGGCCACGATCAGCTTGGGCCGGTATCGGTCGACGCCGGGATCGTGAATGCGCGCTACCGTTTCAGTCGCCTCAAGCCCATTGACATCGTCGCTTGAAGCCTGCTGCCCCTTGACGATGTAGTCGCTGAATCGTTCGCCGACTGAGAGATCGGCGGTGGCGGTAAGGATATTGTCGCCTTGCCGTAGCGTGCCGCCAGAGCTTCGGATGCCAGCGCGGGTAAGGACGAGATTTCCAGCTTCATTGTCGCAGACCAGAAGCGCCCGCAGGCGGCACAGCCTTTCGATGAGTTCAAAGATGCTCTCCCCCTGCTGCACCTGGACGTCCGGAAACGGCGCGCCAGGACTGGATTCAACAACGACACCAACGCCGACCTCGCTGCACAAACGCTCGGCGATCTGTGCAACGTCATAGCCACTGAATTGACCGCCCGGCACGACCGCCGAGCAATCGACCACATCCCCCGTGCGGCTTCGGCCGGCCACGCGAACCGAGTGCGTGGTAGCGTCATAGCTCGGGCTATAGGTATCGACATAACCCGTGATCACCAGATCCCCATCGAGCAGGACGCGGCAGGGTGCTCCCGGCCGGATCTGCCCGGCAAAAGGTTCGCTACCGCCACCCTCGGTTTTCTTCGGCGACCACTTCTCGGTCAGCTCGATATCGAAGCTCGACGCCGCGCTATCGACCGCCCGGCTGACGCTCACCGCCGTCCAGCCTTCGAGAAGGCGTCCGGCAATCATCAATGTCAGCATGTTCCCTCTCAAGGCCGGGCGCGTGGACCGGTGCTCTAGCGGGAGAGAACTTCGAGCCTCTCCCGCATCCAGGCCGGGTGCGGACCTGGGTTGCGCGCAATAACCTCGGTCTCACGATCGACATCGATGTGAAACCGGTGCGCCGCCACCAGCGATGGCAACGCGCTCGGCACAATCGGGTGCACGATGTGCGCGAGGCTGGCCCCGCGCTCGGTCAAATCCCGCGTCACCGCCGTCTGCAGGCCGGTAACGGCGCGATAGGCATCGTCGTCACCACGGTTGCCGGCCGCGACCAGCACCGTTTCCAGATCGGAAACCAAGCTGTCCCGCACGGCGATCGCCTCCTGATAGGAGACAAAGGTCCGGTTGGCACTCGCCCTGGCCTGCTCTGTTACAGCGACCTCGCGAACGAGGTTCGCCAGTCCCGTCGCGTTCCGCGCCTCGATCTCCCGATTGCTGGTCAGGTAGATCGGCTCCGGCGACGACACGACGAAGTCCCGCAACGTCGCCAACCCGCGCATGGCCGTCGCCGCGTCAGCATGAACGCGCCGCAGCAGCGAGAGCGCGTTGCCGATCTGGCCGGGAATCCCGTCCGATCGAGCGATGCTGTCAGCCTGGCCGAAGATCGTGCGGGCCACATCATCGAGCGATGTCACCAGCCCGCCGTCTGACACCGCGCCAACACCCTGCTGCAATCCCGCCACCGAAGCGGCGAAGTCACGCAAGCCACCGGCAGAGGTGTCGACGATAAAATCCTGCAATCCCTGCCAGCGATAGAGTCGCGCGAAGCCAGCCATCGACGCCTCCGAGGAGAGAGAGGCGGCATCGATGACGGCTCCGCGCGTATTGACCGGCGCGGCGGGGTAGCGGTTCTCGACGCCTTCGACGAAGCTCAGCTCGAAGCGGCAGATGCCGCCCTCTTCCTGAGATTCGGTCCAGCGCACGGACTCGCACGAGACCTGGATCTCGCCGCGATAGGGATGCACCAGCGGCCCCGGTCCTTCGACCTCGCAGGCCAGAATGAGCGCATCCCGCGCGGCCATGTAATCCGGCCCCAGCACGTAGCCGGTCAGGGTAAAGCGCCGCGTGGAGCGGCCCATGTCCTCCGCAAACGGCTCGTCCCGCTGCGGATACTCGTGGACGGCGAGGCGCCGGCCAGATGCACCGCCGGCCTGCCCCACGAAGAATGCATTTCCCCGGAAGCTTGCCGGCCGAAGTTCATCACGCCAGGCCATCGCCGATCCCCTCACTTCAAAGCGTGTTGCGCCGCGATCGGCCGACTTCCATCTCGCCCACCGCAGTCCCGCCGCTCTTTGCCTTAACCTCGGTACCTGTGGGCACGTTGCGGAAGTCAACGCGAACGTCGACCTGCCCGGTCGGAGCCACCTGTGCCAAGGGCAGACGCGGCGCGAGCGCCGCGCCGGCACCCGCCCCCGCCAGTGCCATGTTCCCGCCACCGAAATCCGGCATCAGATTACCGAGACCATTGGCGACGTCACTGCCGAAGCCGGCGATCTTGTTGCCGATGCCGGAAGCGATGCTGCCGGCCTGGCTCGCCAGATCGACAACCTTGCCGATCCCATCGGTGAGCCAAGCGATCTTCTCCATGATCCAGTCAGCAACGCCGCCGACGAGATCCTTCACGTTGTTGAAGACCCTCGTAAACGGCTCCTCGACGTAGCCGTAGATCCAGGCGCCGATTTCCTTGAAGAAGGCGACGACCTCGTCCCAATGCGTGATCAGCATGTACGCAGCCACGCCAGCGGCGGCGGCGGCCGTGATGATGAGCCCCAGCGGGTTTGTCAGCAGCACCACGCCGAGCCTCGCGAATGACGAAATTACGCCCGCCAGCGAGGCGATGAGACCGCCGTTCATCACGGCGATGACACCGATAATCGCATTCTCCCACCCGCCGATCATGTCAACGAAGCGGCCGATGAAGCTGAGCACCTTCTCGATACCTTGGCCGAAGGCCGCCCAATCGACCTTCGCCAGGGCGGCGGAAATGCGATCGATGACGGCGCTAATCTTCGAGGCAATCAGCTCGCGGTTCGCCTTAATCCACTCGGTCAGCTTGTTCAGCATCGGCAGCAACGACGGCATAAGTGACGCAGCCACCGCATGCCCGAGGCCCGAAGCCGCCATGCCAAGGCGATCGAGCTCATCGCCAAGCTCGGCCGCTTTCTGGATGTCTGCCTCACTGAGCTTGTAACCGAGCTCCTCCGCTTCCCTCGCCGCCGCCGCTAAGCCAGCAGCGCCGTCTTTGAATAGAGGGCCGAGATTCGCACCGCTTCGACCAAAGAGCTCCATCAAAGCAGCCGTCCTAACTGCTGGATCTCGGATTCGGGCGATCCCGTCAGCGACTTCCGGCATCAACTGCTCTGCCGTCTTCAAGCGGCCATTGGTATCTTTGACGCTGATACCCAACTTCTTGAAGAGCGCAGCGCCGCTCTTGCTCTGACCTGACGCAGCGTCGGCGAGCGTTTTGTTAAACCGCTTAACACTGGACTCAAGTTCACCTTGCTCAATACCCGCGAGCTTCGCCGCGTACATCCATTCCTGAACGGCCCCGGTACTGGCGCCGATGCGCTGCGAGATGTCATCAATCTGGCCGCCATAGTCGGCAAACGACTTCACGATGTTCGCGAGTCCGGCGATGCTGGCACCGGCCCCGAGCGCCGCCAATGGCCCGAGCAACCCGACGACATGGCTACGCAGATTTCCGACCGATCGGATGACGCCCTGAAATCCGCCAGTGAGCCGGGTCAGATCGCCGACCTTTCCGAGCCGGCCCATCGCCTTGTTCACGTCCTCGACGGGTTTAGTGATTTTCTTGATCCGATCCTGAATCTTCTGGATCGGCGCAGTCACCCGGTCGACGACCTGCACGATGGCATTTACTGGAATGTCGTTCTCGTCAGACATTTCCTGGACCTTTTACTTCTCGCAGGATGCGGAGCGCCTGATTGTGCCAGCGCGCGAGCTCAGACGCCGTCAGCGCCATGAGCTCGCTCGGCTGCCAGTGGAAGACGTAAGCGAGATCCGCTAATCGGTCCCGCCAGTCGCCGGGTCGTCGGGCAAAAAATCCGACACCTTCGTATTGAGCTTCGTGCCATCCGAGGCCGGCAGCTTTCGCAGCATGGCAAGCGTGATCGGCGTGTCGGGAAACTCTGGCGCAAACACCAGCCTCTCCAGGAGACGAAGGCTGACCGTCACCTTGTTCCCGCTCAGCTTCGACGCCTCCTCGATGTCGCCCATCGTCGGCTCGCGAACGTCCAGCTCTCGGATCACCGTCGAGCCGACATTGATCGGCTTCTTCAGCGTCACCGGCTTGCTCTCGGTTTCCTGGCTCACGGCTTGATCTCCTCGCCCTGCATGCCTTCGAACCGCACGCTGATCGTGCCCTCGGCGGCGTTGAGCTCCCGCGATTCCGCCGCCCAGGCGTTGCGCAGGATGTACGATTTGCCGTTGGCAAGCTCGGCCACCACGGTCGAATCCGTGATCTTGGCGATATCCTGCAACGACAGGCCGGCGGAATCCGAGATATCGCCGGAGATCCAGGGCACCTGCGGCGCCTCGGTGTAGCCATGCACGCCGTCCTGACCGGCAACCCCGGTGCGCGTGAACGCATCGATGTTGACGGTCAGGTTGCCGCGCAGGGCATATTGCTGGCCGTCGACCTTGATAAAGGCGACGCCGGCAACGCGATTGCTGCTCATATTGGTTTCTCCTTATACGTGAGCGTTGCCGGGCTTCAGGCCGCCTGCGGATACTGCAGGCGGAACTGAGCGTTGACAGCGAAGATCCGCAACTGGTTGACCAGATCCGGCGTGTAGAGCACGTCCACCCGATTGGGGTCGTTCGGGTTGCGCTCGACAATCAGATGTTCCTTGAAGGCCTCGATGTTCTCGACGAGGCCCTGCGACATCAGCGCCGAATACTGAGCGACCAGCTCGGCGCGGATGATGCGCGGCGTGACGATTGCCTGACCGGCGCCGAAATTCGTGCCGTCATTGGCGAGTTTATGCCGGCCGAACTTCTGCGTGATCGCCTGCCGCATAAACCGCAAGACATAGGCCAGCGTGAAGAGCGTCTGGATGTCGAGATAGGACGGGTCAGGCTGACCATGCTCGTTCTTCTGATAGGTCGTAATCGACCGCTCAATGCGAACGATGCCGTCCGTGCTCACCGTCCAGGTCGCGACACCGGAGAAAAGCAAAGTTTGCTTTTCCGTGGTGACGAAGCGGCTCTCCATCGGCGGCGCAATGATGCCGATGAGCGCCAGCGTATGCAGCGGGCGAGCCGGATCAATGCGCAGCGACTTCGCCGACTGACCGGCCCAGGCCGCCGCCCACTCCCAAGGCGGCGTCGGCGAATTATGGTAGCCGGCCACCGTCACATGAGGGTCGTTGCGGCCAGCGCCGAAAGACTGAAGCGCGCCCACCGTGCCCCGCTTGGCCGCGAAGACATGGCCGTAGATCTGCCGCGCCCAGGACCAGCGCCCGGAATCCCCGTCGCTCCATTCGGTACGGATCGCGTCCAGCGAAGTCGCATCCGAGAAGGCCAGCGCCACGAAGTCGAAGGGTTCGTCGCCAAGCGCGGCGAGACCAGCCGCCAAGGCCGGCGCCACCGAGCCAGCCGCCATCGCCACAACCGCAATGGCGATGCCAGCGGGCAGCGTTTCGCCGCCGGCCGGGCCGCGCCAATTGAGGCGGAGGTCGATGTCGTTGCCGGCAAGCCCGGCATGTTTCGCGGTCACCGTCACCACGCCAGCCGCATTCGTGGCGGTCACCGGCAGCGAGGGAATGGCGTTGATTGCATCCTTGATCGCGGTCGCAATCACCGTCGCCGTGTCGGTATTCGCCACACCGACCGTTACGAGCTGGCCTGCAACGTAGAGGAAAATGACGCCAGCCGCCGTGGCCGGACCCGTCACCGTCAAGGTCCCGGTAGCCGCAACCGCCGCCACCCCGTCCCCAACCGGCAGGCACCACACCTCGCCGAACGTGTCGTTCTGGCGATAGAGGCGCATCATGCGGGCAAGGTGCGAGCCTTGGCCGAAGAGGGCGATGGCCTGATCCTCGCTCGTCACCAGCACCGGCTGGTTGAGCACGGCCGGTGCGGCGCCGATCTTCTGGCCAATCAGCAATGCGCGCTGCTGATTCTGAAAATAGCTCGCCTGGCTGTTATCCACTTCCGCCCAGAAGAACGGCACGCGGATATTGGCCGGGATATGGTCAAAGGAAATCGTCATGGATTAGCTCCACAAAAGAAAAGAGGGGCGAGAAGAACGGTTGTCAGGTTTTCTTGCCGGTCTTGTCCGGCGTGGCTTCCACCACGTCGCCATCGGCGAGGCGGCGGCGCCAGTAAGTGTCGAGCGTCACGGCGCGACCCTCTGCCGGCAGGTAATCGCGGCGAAGAGGGTCGAGAATTTTCAGGCCATCGGCCGGCTTCAGAAACATCGGGATCTCCTTATGTGTCGATTTCAAACTCGGCCTCGACCTCAATGCGGCCGTCCGGCCCCGGATACTGGAGGTTCGGATCTGCGGCTGGGTCGATGACATCGACCTTGACGTGGACCCGTTCGAGCTGATCGGGGATGACCGGCTCCCACCGCTTCGTGAGAGCAACGTCCATGCCGATTGTGGCGCCCGCCGTTCGCTTGTCGCTCTTGGCGTCGAGGTTGAAATCGACCGAGAAGTTGTCGATCCCTTGCACCTCGGACACCCAGGCGGGAGTGGTAAAGATGGCCGCGCAGATCTCGTCGCAGAAATTGTCGATCGCCAGCGCAATAGTGGCGTCGTCTTTTCCCTGCACTTCGGCTTCGATCGTGAGCCGCACCGAAAGCTGAAATTCCGGCGAGGTCATGAACGGGTTGCTGCCCGATCCGTCCTCGCCCAACGTGAACACACTGATCGCGCGGAGCTCGTCGCGCTCCAGAGGGATCTTCCGGCTGTCATAGACCGAGGCCTGCGGCGCGACGTTGCGCGCCACGATTGCCGCGATCGTGCGAGCGCGGAGATCGGATCGATATCCCATGTCTGCCTCACTCCCGGCTTACGACGCGCACCATGATCTCGCCGCTCGATTCCGGCATGACCTCTGTAATCTCAAAGTCTCGATCCCGGCCGCTGACCGGGTCGCGCACCGTGAGCACATCCCCGGCACGCGGGCGCTGCGGCAGCTTCGAAGCGCGCAACGCAATCGTCTGGTCCTGCCCCTGGACGATCGTCTGATCCGCCACTTCCACCGCCAGGAACTGGCTGGTGTAGATGCCGGTCACCTTGAAGACGCCGCCGGCCTTGGGCCGATAGATCACGGTGTCGCCGAGATGATCGTGGCAGGGCTGCAGCAGCAGCTTGTCGAAATCGACCGGCATGGCATCACCTCAATTTGCGCTGCGAAGCCGCCGACAGTTTCGCCTTGCCGCTGATCGCCCGAAGTCGGCGCTCGATCTGCCGCTTCAAATTGATCGGCAGACGCTCGCGGATCAGGGATTCGAGATCTCCTCGCACATCAGCGTCGTTCATGACACGACCGACACCCGGTCCCCAAAGCTCTCGGATGGGAAGACGATCGTCTCCAACCCGCTTGAAGACACCGCGGTGCCCCGTCTTCATGGTCGCGATAAACGCGCCCTTGTAGGTTCGGCGCTGCCCCCACTCGCGCGCCGTCACTCCAGCCTTCACTTGCCGCGCACTGAAGGCGACGAGCGGAAGGGCGCGTTTCGAGGCACGCAAGATGCCGGTGAGATTCTCGCGCGTGGCCTTGATCGCCCGCAGGCGCTTCCGGACATCCGCGACCTTGAAGCTCCCGGCCTTGGCAATCATGCCAACCGCCGCCTTGTTCGCCTGGCGCAAGGTATCGTTGACGGCGATCATGCCGGCGGCTCGGAAATGCTTGTCGCCGAGAGCGTCAAGCGCCTCGGAAAACGCCGAGAAGTCGACCCCGACCTTAATTCCGATAGACATGGCAGCGCTCCAATAGGAGGGCGGCCAGATCGCCGCCCTCCCTATTCACTCACGCGGGGTTTATTGCTGCTTGTTCTTGTCGTCACCGGACTTCTTGTCGTCGGCGTCTTTTTCGTCCACCTCGACATCCTCGCGCCGGAACGGCTCGGCCGCTCCGCTCTTGATAAGCGAGAGCGCGTCGGCCTTGTCCAAATCCACGACCTTGCCCGGCGGCACGGCGTCCGTGTCTTTCTTTAACACGGCACTGATCTTCATTCGAACCTTCATAGGTGTTGCTCCTTGGTGGCGGTTTCAGTCGGGTCGCCCAGGCGAACGCCGTTCGCCTGGGGTAGACCGATTAACGCACGGTTGCACGGAACGAGGCGTTCACGCGGTACGGCACCGGCAACGGCGCCGACTGCATCATCAGCCACCGCACGGCCGGGTCCTTCTCAACCCAGGACTTCGGCGCAAAGGGCACCGCCTGATAGCCGAGCTCAGGGTCCATGATCGCGCCGTAGTGGCGGACGCCCTCAACCTGCGGGCTGCCCAGGATAACGGTGTAGTCCGGCAGCATCGGCTGCAGCACGTCGTTATCGTCGACATACCAGTCGGTATAGACGAAGAGATCGAGATTGCCGTAGCGGCCCTTGTACTGTGCCCCCACCTTGGGCTGGGCACCCATCTCGATATTGCTGTTGCCGCCGCGCCAAAGATCGAGCGCTTTCTCGACTTTCGGATCGGCCTTGAACAGTGCCCAGGCCTTGCTGTCAAACACGATATCCGTCGGCACCGCGCCGCTATGCTTGCCAACGAGCTCGGCCCACTTTTCGACATCGTCGGCCGGCGACACGCCGGTTTCGCCCCAGCGCGCCGTGCTGAGCAACGCCACGCTGAGATCCGCGTGACGACCGAAATTCACCGACACGGGCGCGTAACCCTCGCCGGAGACGATCGTGATGCCGTCGAGCAGAGAATCGATCGCCATATGCTCCTGGCGGCGGATCAGCATATGGACCTGATCCTCCATATTCACGGCGAGGTTCGCCTCCTCACGCTGTGCCGCGCTCATGCTGCCGCCGATCTGCTCACCGAGAGCGCGCTTCACGGGGCGAGTGGGATCAAGCATGCGCTTGTCCTTCACATAAGCCGGCTTAAAGGTGCTGGTCTGGAAACCAGGACCAGCCACAACCTTGCCCTGGACAAGCGGCGAGACGAAGGGCGCCAGGCGACGCTTGCGGGTATCGATGTCGAAGCTGATGGCTTCCGCATCCGAGCGAACTTCCTCGCCGAAATAGCGATCGAGGAAGAAGCTCTGCGGAAGGATGAGGTTGCTGACAACGCGGGTCAGCACGCCAGTGCTATAGATGTCCATTGCGGACTCCTTTCAGATGGGAGAAGAAGCGGCGTGCGCCGCGTGGATCGCCGGGGTTTGGGCGAGCGGTGCCGTTAAGCCGGCACAATCGCCTTGAGGTGAATACCGAGATCGCGCAGGCCATCGCGGATACTGGCAATGGTGTGGCCCGCACCGATCGTCAGAGCGGCGGCGTTGACCTCTGCCGCCTCGTAGATCGCGGTCTTTTGATCGCCACCCGTAGCATCGGTATCGTGCACCAGGATGGCGCAAGGGACCTGCGAACCATCGCTCGATGCCGAAAGCGACAGCGTATACTTGCCGCTCGCGGTGATCTTGCCGAGCAAAGCGCCGCGCGGCTGGTTCTGACCACTGATCAGCGTGACGTCGCGGGTGACGACGCCGACATTGGAACCCGCGATCAGCAGATCGGGGGTGAAAGTTTCGGTGCTGAAGCTGGGCTTCATGACTGATTCTCCGAATTAGGGGTGAAAGGAAAGGGGCGGCACACGGCCGCCCCTTTGCTGGCACTCGATTGTTAAGAAGCTAGGCGCGCTTGCGCTCGCCCCGCGCGGACCTCGCCGAGGCAAGAATCCGGTTCGCCGCTCTTTCCTCGGCACTGGCACCAGCGCCACCGCCGGAGGTGGTGCCGGCACCGCCGTCGGCACCGAGCGAGGGATTGGTGACGGATTCCATCGCCTTCGCGAGACGGCCGGCGCTGCTGCCCGCAGGGATCGCCTTCATGACAGCGATTGCCTGCTTGGCCGAAAGCTCGGAATTGAAGGCCAGCTCGGCCGCGACCTCGACTTTGCCGGCGGCTTCCGGCGCGGCGAAAATGGCGGCGCAGCGAGCGCGCTCGCCAAGGCGAGCAGCATTCACGGCTTTCGCCTGCTCGTCCTTGTCTTCTTCGCCCTCGCCTTCCTCTTCGTTTTCGTCGGTTTCGGCGTTTTCCTCTTCGGAGTCCTCTTGGGCCTCCTCCTCGGACTCGTCTTCGCCGCCGCCTTCACCATCATCCTCTTCCGAGGATGCGTCGGCGCCGGCCTGAGCCTGGGCGCCTTTCTTCTTGTCCTTGTCCGCCTTGGCCTTCGGCGCCTTCGCGCCGATACCGAGATGAGCGAAACTTAGCAGTCTGAGACCCATTGTCTTCTCCTGTTTCAGCGGGCCAGCGGGCCCACATTGCCAATGCCGGCCCGCGTCACGCGGCGGCTTTACTCACCGCATCCAGCACCGCCGCCAAAGCCGCGTCAGGCGCAAGGATCGCGTCCACCAGGCCGAGCTTCAGAACCTCGGCCGTACCAAGGCGGCCGGCATAGGCACGGGCCTCGGTCGCAAGACAGTCATCGACTGTCATGTTGACTCCGGCGGCCTTCCGGTTGGCGGCCACCGTTTCGCAGAAGATCAGGCGGAGATCTTCGATCTGCGCCTGCCACTCATCGCGCACGCTATCCGGCAGCGGCTCGAGAAAATTGCCATCGGCCTTGTGCTTGCCGGCCGCCATGATCGTCGGTTTGACACCCCATTCCTCCAGCATCTTCGAATAGTCGAAGTGCACGAGGATGACGCCGATCGACCCATAGCCGCCTAGTTTCGGCACTGAGACAGTATCGGCGCAGCTCGTCAGGGCGCATGCAGCGCTGTAGGCGTAGTCGTTGCAGATCGCGGCAATCGGCTTCCCTACCTTTTTTCGCTCTGCAACGATCCATTCGCAGAGCTCAAAGCAACCCGAGGCCTGCCCGCCGCCGCTTTCGACATCCATCACGATGGCGTCGACATCCGGGTCCGCAAAGGCATGCGTGAACTGCAGGCGCAGAACGTCGTAACCCGTCGCCCAGGGATCACCGACCCACGGGTAACTGGTCAAGAGCGTGCCGCGAATGCTGATGATCGCGACGCGACCGGCCACAGGATAGAGTGCCTGCCGCACTTGGCCGTCGCCGACATAGTTCATGCGCGGCTTGACGTCCTGCTGCTGCACGTATGCGCGGCCGATTGCGAGCAGCATCGATTGTTCGAACCCAGGCGCCAGCAGAGTCGGAAGATGATCGCTCCCGATGTCCATCATTTCGCTCCTTCACCTTCCGCCTCGGCTTCCTGCCGTTGACCCCCTTGCGACGCACCAGCAGCGAGAAGCTTTGCCGATCCGACTTGCGCCGGATGGAGGACACCGTTCGGCATCTCGCCGATTTCGATCTCGATCTGAGCCAGCACCTCTTCGTAATCGAGGCCCTGCTCTGCCGCCTCGTTCTCCAAGGTGGAGAGTCCGGCGGAGATGCCCAGGATGGCGCCCTCTTTTTCCTTGACCGGGTCGACCCAGCCACGGCCAGGGCCGATCCAGCGGCAGCGGGTATAGGCCGCCAGTGCGTCGTAGAAATCCGGCGCACCTGCCGGCAATTCGATATCACCCTTGTCGATCGCCTCTTCGAGCCAGGCCATATAGATCTGGCGCGCGAAGCGGCGGCCGAACGCGGTGCGACGAGAAACAAAGGTCTTCCAAGTTTCCAGCAGGGCAGCGCGCGCCGAGCTGTAATTCGTCTTCGACCAGTCCTGCGAGAGCTGCTCGTAAGAGAGGCCGGTACCCGCCGCGATGTTGCGCAGCACCGCTGCCTCGAAATCCGCAAACACTGAGGCCGCGCGCTGCGCTGTCTGCAGTTTCAGAGATTCACCGGGAAACAGCGTGTTGACGCGTACCCCACCCAGGCGGATGCGCCGCTCCTCATGGAAGGCCGAGCGCATGTCCTGATACTTGTCCATCGCGCCATCATCGAGCATGGCACCCAAGGCCTCATGATCGAATGGGCTCTCAATGAAGGCCGAGAACATCGCGTTCAAAGCGGACGCCTGCAGCTCGACCTTGTCGTACTTGCCAAGCATCATCAGGCGCTCGACGACAGGGGTTAGTCGAGCAACGCCGCGTGTGAGGCCCGCCGAATCCTTATCGTAGAAATGAATGACGATCGGGCGACCGTGCTCGGTTTCACGTGGAACACGCTCCCACTCGTAAGTTCCGATGCCTACCATCGGCAGATCAAACGGATGCTGCTTGCGAATGTGGTACGCCACAGACGCGCCGTATTGATCGACCTCGACGCCACTGCGTAGGCGATCGCTGTCCATCCGATCACTCGGATTCGACAGGCGATCCGGGTCGATGATCTGCACCGCCGTCGCATACCGGCCGCCACGATTGGGAAGCCAGAGCAGTACCGCGAGCGCCTCGCCGTCGACGACATAGTGACGATAGGCTTGACCGAACAGCCCGCCCATCGTGTCATGCCGCGTGGCGTCGCACATGAATCGCGGGTCATCGGTATAAAGCCGCCACAGCGCCTCGACCTGACTTGCGAATTCAGACGCCCACTTCGCCGTCAGACCGAGAGCGCGCCAGTCGGGTTTTGCCGACAATCGCAGCTCGGCGCCGACGACATTGTCCAACTCGCGCCGGACGCTGCCGGCCGCCCAGCCGTCGTTGCGAACCAGATCCCGGACGCGCGCGACGATCACATCCCGCTCCGGCAGGAAGGCCGCGTCGGCGGAGACCGTCATCGGATTCCAACCCGCCAGCTCCTGGCTGCTGCGCGAGGCTGCGCCATAGGACGTGCTGGCCTCGATGCGCCGCAACGGCGTCACCCCATCGACCTGGACGAGCTGCGTTTTCATCGACGGCCACCGAAGCTGGGAACGAAGGAACGCCGACGGAAAAGCCCGAGGGCGGTACGCGCTTCCGCGATCAACTGATCAAGCCGGCTGATGTCGCCTGCGTGATAGCTGACCGTCTTTCCATTGTGCGTGACAGACGCCACGCTCTTGCCCATTGCCAGCGCATCGCGGGCGGCGACGAGATCGGCGAGGCGCTGCTGCTCGGGCGATAAAGCGCAACCGTTCATGCCAGCCTCCTTGCTTTCGTCGCCGCCGTCGCGGCGTCTTTGGTTTCGGTCGACGCCACGCCGGGCGCCATCAACTGCTCGATGTCGAGCTGCTGCGATTCCGGAACGACTTCTAGCTTCGCAGCGAGACGCGCCCACGCCTCGTCAGTCATTTCGCGCCAACCCAGCCGCACCGCAGCTGCTTCGGCATAGAGCGTGGTGTCGAGCACCTCGTTCCGCTGCGACGGGTCTTTCGTCCAGACGAATTGCTCGAAGCCAGTCTTCGTCTTTTTCGCCACCCGTCGCTCGGCGCAGAGCTGCTGGTAGTAGTCGTCGTCAAAACCCTCGGGATAGCCGCAATATCCGCGCGATATTGGGTCGGCTTTCTTGAGGTTCTGGTAGAGCGACATCTTCATGAGGCTGACGCCGACATTGAAGAAGCGATTGGCATACTTGATCGGCTTGCCGGTCTTCGTCGTATCACGGCGAACCTTGGTGATCGGCGGAGCCAGATCCGACGCGACACCACGCACCATAATCACTTTCGAGATCGGGTGCTTCTTCACCCAGGCCCCTACGTCGTTCGTCCATGCGCCACCATCGATCGCTGCGAGATTGAGCGATCGGCGATTGCCAAAGACGTCCGGCCAGGTCTGAGCAAGGAGCTCATTCAACTTGACCTGGGTGGCCTCATCGCTGATGTGACCCTCGACCCTGCCGTAGTCGATCGCCCACCGATGGAAGTGCTGGCCATGCGCCATCAGGTTCCACTCGACGCGGTCCTGCTGACAATCGAGCCCCATCGTGAGCAGAAGCCCCCCGATCGGGATGACACCACGGCGGCGTTCACTTTCCTTCGCCCGGGCAGCGATCTCTTCCCAAGGTGGCGCCTCGCCCTGCGCCTTAAAGGCAAGGCCTGCGACGTCATTGAGGAACGCTTGCTCGCGCGCCGGATCTCCCTTCGACTCCAGCCAGCGATCGCGAATGCTGCGCCAGCCTCGGCCGATCGGTGAGTACGCCGACCAGATGTAGAAACCGATGCGCGTTGCACCGGGGTTCTCGGCAATCCACTCCCCCAGGAAAACGATGTCGCGCCGATGATATTCTTCAATCAACCCGCCGCAGGACGGACAGGTAAAGCAAGGGTCGTCCTCCGGATGCGCCTCGATAAAGGCCTGCATGTTCGACCATTCCAGCGGGTGCCGGTGATCGCAATGCGGACATGGAACGTACCACTGCTCTTTCGTCGAGAGCTCGTAGAGCTTGCTGGTGCGGCAACCCGGCTCGACGAGCGGCGTGCCGATCTTCAAAGTCTTGCCGTCATAGAACGCCGAGGTGCGGCTATCGGCCTGGACCTCGGGATCGCCAGCGCTGTTGTGCTCCCACTTCGACAAGTCGTCCTGGACCTGTCGCCTGGCGCTGAACATCGAGAGCGAGCTTGGCGAGCTGGCGCCCGTGATCTGCACGGCGCCGCGCCCGTCAGCGCGCTCCTGATACAGCGTCGAGCTCTTAGCGTCCCGGCTCTTGCCCTCCGGCAGAAGTGCGGTAAGGCGCGGCGATTGGCGGATCATTGGCCGCCACTTGGTCTTCGCCCATTTCTCCGCGTTAGGCTCGGTCGGATGCACGTACATGAAGATGCACGGATCGAGATCGAGCGAGCCACCCAGGAAGATCTGAGCGAGCACGGTACCGCCGAGCTGCGCCGATTTCTTGACGACGACTTCCTGCGCCGGATGGTCCGGCCCCAGCACCTCCAGGATGCGCTTGAAGAAAGGAAACAGCTCGGTCTTATAGGGCCCAGGGATCGGGCTTTCGGAGCCGAACTTCACATTGTCGATCGCCCACCGATGGAAATCCACGGGTGGCGACGGCGCAATGGCATTGGCGATCGCCTCGCTCGCCACCCGAGCCGGGTTCGCAAGGAAGGCGCCGCCGTCAGCCATCGCCAGTCTCGTCCTCGTCTGCGAGGAATTCCTCGCTTGTCGCGACACTCTCTCGCGCCTGGGTGGCTTGGCGCTCACGCCATTCCCGCCACTCACGCCGCAGAATCACAGCGACTTGTTGCTTTTCCAGTTTCAGCTCGGTCGCGATCTTCTCGATCAGCACACCGATCAATTGATCCATGCCATCGACGAGGTCGACGATGGACTTGGCAAACTCGCGGCGGGCCGCATCGGTCCGCATGTAAACGCCCCGCGATTCCTTGTCCTCGCGGATCTGGCGCTGCAGCGTCAGCTCGGCCTGCTGCACCTTGATCGATTGATGACGACGCTGCTCATCCGATACGACCGGCGCCGACGACGCCATCGGCAGCTCTGGGCTTTCGCCCTCCGGCAGGGATCGCATCTGTGCCGTCATCTGGACGGGGTCGAGCGCCAGGCCCAACTGCGAGCGAGCGAGGCCGTAATCGATCATGGCCGCGCGGCCCTCGCCGACGATGGCGTCGCCGTAGATTTTTCCCTCGGTTAGATACTGCGACACGCGGCCAGCCGACACGCCAATGCGCCGGGCCAGCTCACTCTTCGTCACGAGCTGGCGAACGCCGTTCGCCTCGGCCGAGCCTTGCGTCATCTGCATGACTAAACTCGCTAAAGGCCGTTCGGCCCTCTCTAAAGCCCTAAACTTTAGGCTCTCAAATCAGACTAAAGCTGGTGCAAACCCGCGGCTGCGTTGCCCGCGTGAGTGCGCGGAAAAGGAAGGACCCGCGACCCCCGGGGGGGTGTCCCTCCCAAGGGTCGCGGGTCCAGTCGATGTCCACAGGTCGCAGGCCGAAACGAGAGCGCCCGCCGCGAGTGAGACTCGGGCGGGCGCAGGTACTTCGATGATGACGATTCTCATACCCCTTTTTGTCCCATCTGTCCCGCAGAATTTTTGACGACGTAAGCGAAGGCGATGAGGGCCATGCGGTAGTCACGTTCAATCTGAGACTTGGAACGATGAAAGTAGGCAGCGCAATCGCGGAAGGATTGGCGCGCAACGATACGCGCTGCGATGAGTTGGCGTTCATACTGTGGCAAGCGCGAGAGCAGGACGAGGAAAGCAATTGCGCGATCGGCAGCATCATTGTCGGGAATGACGCGCGGCAGTTCGACGCCTTCATCGGCACTCTCAATTGCCTCGCGCAAGAAGGCGGGCCAAGCGACACTGCTGCCCAGCTTATAGCCGGAGTTGCCCATACGCCGCACAACATCGGCAGCCTCGTGGAGCTGCTGCTCGATCACGACAATCCATTGCGACACCGGGTCCGAGGCATCGCGCGCACGGCGTTCGCCAGTGGCATCCCGCCTTGGGTGCTTCAGCACGACAGCGGGCCGATCATTCGACGGCCGCGCCTCGGGCTCGCCGGTCCACATGGCCTGCACATCCTTTGCCGCCCGCACGTCGCGGGCTCGGGTCTGGGGCAGATTGGGCGCTGTCAGCTTTGCTCGCTTTTCCATTTCTCTTCCCCTGCTTTCTTCACTGTTTGGATAGTTTGGATAGTTGGATAGTTTTGGTGATTAAGGGTCGTGTGTGCGGGCGGGCGCACATGTGCGGAGGGGGCGGAAAACCGTCCAAACTCTCCAACCCTCCGCAACGTCCTGAAAATGCGTTGTGATTTTTGCGGACGGTTGGCCCGTCTGGACGGTTCGACCGTCCATCATCCGCTATTGGGCGGCGGTTCCGGCCTCGGATCACCGCCCTCCCCGCTTTCATCGGCACCGTCACCTTCCGAACTATCCGCCTTGAACGTGCGCACCTTCAGCTCCATGTCGGCGTAGAACACGTTGCCGGCCTTCACCTTCTTGAAGCCCATGTCATCGAGCAGGCGGCCGAACTTGGTTTGCGTCACAGGGTCCTCGGCATTGGCTTGGCACCACTCCTTGTAGAGCTCGTAGAGTCGGGTCGCGCCGACATGCTCGCCGGCCTTGCGGTTGATGGCATCGGCGATGAAGGTGTTGACCGGCTGTGCACGCGAGCGGTAATTCTCGGTCGCGAGCGTCACCTCTTCCGGGATGACGAGGCCGTTATCGGCGAACCAGAACCCCAAGCCTTCTAGCAGCCAGTTGAGGATGCCCGAGTATTCTGCTCGCAGGCGCTTTGGCAGCGTCTTGTCGACCTCTGGCTTTGGGATCACGACCTCGAACGGCACAAGATTAACGCGGCGCCAGATGCCGTGGTCCTGACCCTGGATCTGCGGCCGGATGTTGACCGACAGCACCATCTTGAAGCGGGGCATGAAGTCGAAGAAGCCCTTGTTGAGGTGCCGCGCCTCCATTTCCTCGCCGCCCGTCACCCGCTTGACGACCGATTCCGAGAGACGGGAGCCGACCTCGGGCTCCGAGGCCATGACGAAGCGCATATGTGCCATGCGCGCGATGTCCGGCGAGGCCTGGGCGCCCGAACGGCGATCGTCATACATGAAGGTCTGCACTGGCACGGTGACAGCATAGTCATCGAGCATATGGTTCATGGTATCGACCAGCACCGATTTGCCGTTCGAGCCCACGCCGAAGAAGATCGCCATCTTCTGCTCCGACACATCGCCGGTCAGCGCCAGGCCGAGATAGGTCTGGACGAAGGTGCGCACGGCATCAATCGGCTGGATACGGCGGATGAAGCGGTCAAAGAGCGGCGCCTGGGCCTGAGGGTCGTAATCGACATCGGCCAGGAGCGTGATCAAATCCTCGCGCCGGTGTTCCCGAAGGCGCACTTGGGGCATGCTGTCGCCGGTTTCGACCTTCAGCTCCAGCGTGCCATTCCGCACGTTGAGAAGCCAGATATCGGCGTTGAGCTGGTCTGGCCTCACGCGCTTATAGGGAATGACAGCCCGCAACATGGCCTCGACCTTCGCGGTATTGCCGCTCGCGGTCGCGAATGAATAGTGCTTCTGGATACGCTCCAGATAGGCTTCGCGATCGAAGCCGGGCGGCCGATCCTTCTTCGGCATCAGGATGATGCTGTCATACTCCCGCTGCAGGGCATCGGCCTCGGCACGGATCTTCTCCGCGACCTTGTGGGCGAGCTGCATCGCGCGATACTCGCCGCCCTCGGCCGACCAGCGCCGGCCATCCCATACATGAGCACCGATTTCGTCGACGAAGAGCAGATTATCGCCCTCGCGCCTCAGCAGTCGCATGGCATTGCCGTAGTCGTTTCGCGGCAGCTTCGCGAGATCGAGGTCAAGCCGATCGGCCGCATCAGGGGCGCGATCGATCATGTCGGTAATGGCGCTCATGCGTCACCCATCCGTTCCGGCCTGGGTAGTGGCTGATAACGAGCACCCCGCGCATCGCTCGGATGGCGAGGACGCCAAACGTACCAGGAGCATTCGAGGGCCGGGGCATCAAGCCCCAAGAAGTCTGGCCGCCAAGTAAGGGGGTAGATCATCGCGGGAGGCCGACGATCGAACAGCGCCCTCCTTCCCGCTGCGTGAAAGAACGTCGCCTTCAGGAACATGGCGACATAGCGGGGGCAAAGATTGAGGGCATGATCGATAAAGTCGACGACGATCCGTTTATCGAAGGGCGGATTAGTGACGATCGCCATCGCGCGGGCCTGACGCTCCTTCAGAAAATCGCGGGGCCTCTTCTCGCCATATCCTCGATAGACCAGATCAGTCCCAACGACGCGGATACCGTTACCTTCCAACACCCGCGCAATCGCACCGTCGCCACAGGCTGGCTCCCATACCCGCCCGCGTCCGGCCCGCGCGATGTGCGGCCCCTCCGCCCGCAAGAGCGCCAAGGTCGCGTCGGGCGGCGTTGGGTAAAAATCGTGGGTTTGGCGGACATTGCCAGCGCGCCCAGCAGGCTCGACGCGCCCGCCCAGCATCATGGCGCCGAGGCCAAATGTGGAGGTATCGTTCATTCCCCGGCCTCACTCTCCGTGTCGACGAGATCATTGAAATCCATGCCGGGCGGCGCCATGACGATACGCGGCAACCTTCCCTCGGCCTGCCAGCGGCGCACTGCGCGATTGAGCAGCGCCCGCGTCATCAACGGGTCACTATCGGAATCGCCGAGAATGATCGGGTGCTTGACCGAAGCCGGCAGGATAACGCCAGGGCGCTCCATGTTCGGGTATTCGGTCTGGATATATTTGTCGGGGTAATGCGGGTGCCGACGTGCCCGCTTGGTCGGATCACCAGAGCCGCAAATGTTGCCAAGCGTACCGGTGGCCCAGGTCGCGATCGGCCGCCCCTCGCGCACGGTATCGATGAGAACGGTAAGGCAGGTTTCGATCCCCTCGCCCACCAGCAGGGTGTCATCCGGGTAGCCAGCATCGCCCAATGGCGTCAGGCGGATAGCGCCGGTCATGAACGGGCCGAGGATCTTCTTCGACTTGAAATCCTTGCCGTATTCCGTCCGCACCGCCTTGACGTACCCGCGTTTGTCGTCGGGCATCAGCCAGGTCCGATGCAGCGCCACGATCTCGCCGGACGGCCCCTGCACCGCTGCGACCATCGCGGGCCACACGCTCCGGTCCTCGCTACCGTCCGGCCGCATTTGCACATGGGTCAGGCCGGGGTGGAAGCGGATCGAACGCGGCACGCCGCCCAGAAGCGAGACATCAAGTCCGCGACCGCGCAAATAGACCTCGACCGGCGTGCCATCGGCCTTTTCCAAGCCGTGCCAAATCCGCATCCGCGCCTCGTATTGGGATTCGGCCCGTTGCCGTTCCGCCGCTTCCTGTTTGTCGCTTTTTACCGGCTGAGGCGATACCGTCTGCCGAGGTTGAAAGTCAGCACCGACGCGGCTTTCCAGTTCCTTCAAGGCATCGATGAAGGTGATCGCCCGCAACTGCTGCACGAAGGCGATCACGTCGCCATGCGCGCCACACCCGAAGCAATGATAATGCGGATCGTCACCGCCGATATAAACGTGGAACGAGCCCGATTTTTCGCTGTGGAAAGGACATAGGCCTGTCTTGTGAAAGGGCGAGCCGATCAGCCGAACGCTGGCGCCGATGACGTCGCCAATGTCTAGGCGGCCTTTGGCCTCCGCCACGCGCTGATCGAGCTTTCCGCGCTCCAGGACCTGGGCGCTATCGGCCATTCCGCTGCCTCCGCTCATGCAGGCGGTTGGTATGAACCGCTCGCGCGAGGTCGGAAAGAATGAGCAGAACACGGTCGCCGTCGATATCGCCCAGACGCGCGCCATTGGGGTCGAAGATCGGGAAGCGCCGCGTACTCTCCACGCATGGCACGAGCTGCTGAATGAGGCCCAAGGCCCGCCTTTCCGACAGAACCAGCGAACGCGGTTCGCCATCACGCACCGTCACCAGCTCGATAAAATCACCGGGCATGGGATGGCGGACATAGATGAGGTGAGCGTGGGAAATCGGGGCCGGCGTGGGCGGCGATGCTGACGGTTTCACGATGTCCCCTCTGGTAGGCGATCAATTCTGCGCCGGTCAGTCCCGGCTGTTACGCAATCATCCCCACTGCCCGCATGTAGATGTCGAGCAGCTCCTCTTGTTCCTGCCGATCGTTCGGTTCCAGCTTTCGAAGCGCGATGATCTTGCGGATTGTCTTGGTATCGAAGCCGGTGCCCTTGGCCTCGGCGTAGACTTCCTTGATGTCGTTGCCGATATTGGTCTTCTCCTCCTCCAGGCGCTCGATGCGCTCGATGAAGGATTTGAGGTGCTCGGCCGAGTTGTTGCCGACGCCGTCAGACATTCGTGGCCCCCATGATCTCTTCAAGATCCGGCAGCATTGCCGCGAGTGCCGACATCACCGCCTGCACCTCGGCTTTCAACTCTCCCGCTTCTTGCGGGGTAAGCTTCTGATCTGCGCTCGCCGCCGCATAAGCCGCGAAGAGCTTTGAAGCCCGCTCGCCGAAGCGCGCCATGTCGGTTCCAAGTGGCGCGTCGACCATCGCCGCCAGCGGAACCAGGGCGCAGCGCGCCTCGGTCGCGAGGTAGGCGGTGACGATCGGCTGACCGCAATCGCGTTCAAGGGTGCGGACGTGGCTGAGTTTCAACTCGTATCGCGGCTCGGCCGCATCCGAGCAGCGCTGCACCTGGGCCTGCCCCAGGCCGAGCAGATCGGCGGCGCGCACCGTGCCGCCGCTGGCCTCGACCAGCGCGGCCATCGCGGCCTTGAGAGTGCCGGCCGGGCGAGGCTTGAGGAGGGTGCGGTTGGGATTCTTGCGCTCGGCGGTCATTGGGTCACCGCCCGCTTGTTCCCCAACCGCCCACCGCCTGCTACCTTCGACGTCCCAACACCGAAGGAGTGCAGAATGATTGTTGGATACCGGTTCAAGACACGACGCGGCATTGCCGAAGTGCTGCTATGTCGCGACGGCCGATGGGCAGCCGGATTCAATGGCGAAGGCCTGGGCACTTACTTCTCCCCCTCACAAGCTGCAGACGATTTGGCTGGCGGACATACGTTCTCGCCCTCCTGCGGAACCGACACCGGGTCACTCGGCATTCCATCCGACCTGGGGGACTGGGAGACCATTTCGGCCAACTGATCGACACTGACGACGCCCAGCTCCCGAGCCAGATACAGGGCCGTTTTGGCTGCTTCGAGCTTCGAGAGGATCAGGCGCATGGGCTGATCTTCCGCATCGGAAAACGACAGCATGACTTGATCCGTGCCGATATCGATCATCGGTCCGAGGATCTTGTCACGTGGCAGCTTATCTAGGGGCAGAGGGCGAGTGGCCGAGCGCCAACGCACCGGAATGTGCCAGCGTCCGAGAAGGCAAAGATTGTTCCGCATCTGATGCAGCGCGGCCCGGAACGGATCGATTGCGGCGGTCATTGGGCCATCCGATGTTGGGATTCTGAAGATTCACTTCCCCCTGTCGCCTCGACCGGCGGAGTGACAGTTTCGTTGTCGTTGATCGCCATGCTCACAACGTCCGGGTCAAAGAAGTCGGAGGGCTGCAGCGGCTTTCCCGCGAGCTTCGCGGCGCGGAGGAGCGGCGATTGATGAACACTGGGAATCAGGCCGCCTGTGCCGCCCCTCCCGCGCGGATAGGTCCAGCGATAGACGGCCGGCGGCTCCAATCCGAGCCAAGAAGCAACGATGGCGGCGCCACCGCAAATGGAGATGACATGCTCTGCGACGTTCATGGGCAGCATTGTTTCCATTTTGGAAGCAACCGGTCAAGTAAAAACGTTTCCAAAATAGAAGCTGAATTAGGTCAAAGGCCTAGCCAGTATTTCCAAATGGGAAACAAGTGGCTTCAGGACCGAATCAAGGCCCTCGACAAGACGCAAACTGGTCTTGGCGACCTGCTCGGCCTGTCGCGCGCGAGCATGACAAAGCTGATTAACGGCACTCGGCTGATCAAAGCCAACGAGGTCGCGACCATCGCACGGTTTTGCGAATGGCCGGAGAGCAAGGTGCTCAAGCTGATCGACGATCAATTGGATATCGATCCGAACGTGGATCTACGCCCACAACCTGTTGAGCCGATCCGCGTCATTGGCGAGGTCAAGGCCGGCGATTTCAAAGAAGCGCTGGAATACTGCGACGACGATCAATTCGACATCTATGTTCCGGTACCGCCGAAGTATCGGGGCCTGCGTAGATATGCCCTCAAGGTCTGCGGCCCCAGCATGAACCGCATTTATCCCGACGGGACCTTCATCGTCGTCATCGCCACAATCGACATGGAAGAGTGGGCACCCAGCAATGGGCAGCGCGTCGTCGTGCATCGCACGAACAATTCCGGCCAAATGGAAGCAACGGTCAAGGAGATCGAATATGACCGCGACGGTCATGCCTGGCTGTGGCCACGATCCGACCATCCGGAATTTGCGCAGCCCTGGCGTGTTCCTGACGCTTGGGACGGCAATGGCGACTTTGAAGAGCATGCGAACAACATTCGCATCACCGGGCTTGTGATAGGTTCATATCGCCCAGAGTTGTGAGGTTGCTCAACGCGCGCCGATTTGGAGGGGGAAGATGAGCAAGCACGGAAAGGCCTTTGCCGAGAGCAAACTTAAGCCAGGCGAGGCCGTCATTGCATCAATGGAAGGCTATAAGGGCCGGATGATGGGCAAGGGAAAGGACACCCAGCATAATGGCGCCTTGTTCCTGACCGATCAGCGCGTGGTGTTCTATCGGAAAGGTTTTCTAGGCGAGGTGTTCGACGCAATCCCCCTCGATAAACTCACTTCCGTCGAGACCAAGACGCTGCTGGGACACAAAACACTCGTCATGCACACATCAAATGATGAGATGGAATTCCGCACCTTTGATGGGGATGCGAAATACCAGTCCTTTGTTGCCGAACTGGAAAAACTGCGCAGCAAACCAACCACCGTCGCACCCGTAGCCGCAGGCGCCAGCGTCAGCTCGGCAGACAGAATACGCCAGTTGTCCGATTTGCTCCGCGACGGGCTTATCACCCAGGAAGAATTCGACGCCAAGCGCCGCGAGATCCTCGCCGCCATGTAAGGCCGCCGAACGGCAGCTACCATCCCTGCTGGTTTCGGCAAAATAGCCCTTTGAAATCACCCCATTAGCTCCGCGTGCACCGTGTGTTTCCATTATGGAAACATTTTCGTTGACAAGCATGCTTCCATAATGGAAACATCAGTGCGTCACAGGCGAACGGCGTTCGCTTCGGGACACCCCCTAAGCCTGGCGGCGGTTTCCGCGTCCCCTCGTGAAACCGCCACCCCTTTTGAAAGGATCGATCATGGCCCGAATTTATGCCGGCGGTACCGGTCGCATCAGCCGCCGCCCCCAGCCCGCCGATGTCGCCACCCTCGATACCAAGCTGCCCCGCGCCCAGCAGATGGCACAGGCAATGGTCGGCATCCGCCGCGTTTTCGGCATCTGCTACGACCGCGACCTCATCCAGATCGGCTTCAGCCGCACCGAGCTCGACATGATGGGCACCGAGGCCCTCGAACATGCGGCGGTGCTTGCACCCGACCTCGTCGCCAACGACGACGAGCGCCAGCACCTGGGCGATGAAGATGTCGTCGCCGCCCTCGATGTTCCGGCGCTCCTGCAGCAGAAGGCGAACGCCGTTCGCCCCGTAGCGCATGATCGCGGCACGAGGGCCTGACCCATGACTGCCGCCATCCTCCCCTTCCCCATCGCTTCGCGCCGGCAGTCGGAAGACGCGCCCACCGCAGAGGCCCCCGCTCTGCCCCGCGTCATCTTGAACGGCCGGATCTACACCGTGATCCGCAACCTTGCTGACCGGGCGGTGGTGGAAGGGGCGGATGGCTTCCAGCGCGTTACCCGCCTCGACGGCGCAACCTTCCTGCACTGATTCAACCCCACATCCCGGAGACTTTCATGTCGAAGAAGACGAAGAAGAAGCTCGCCCTCGCCGATCTTCTGAAGGCCCATCTTGACGAAACCGGCCAGAGCCAGCGGGCCTTTGCCGAAGCCCACAACCTGCCGAAGACCACGGTGCAGCAGATAGCCTCCGGCACGGTCGAGACGGTGAGCGTCGACAACGCCCGCCTGTTGGCCCCGATCCTCGGCCGCTCGATCGCAGAGCTGATTGGCCTCGACGAGAGCGAGATCGGTAGCAGCAGCGATGCAGCCGCGAACGGCGATCCCGCTGTCCGCCTCATCCCCCACGGCGCGATCGTCCAGTCGCCCATCAACCCCCGTAAGACATTCGACGAAGCCGGCATTGACGAGCTGGCGGAGAGCATCGCCGAGAACGGCGTGATGCAGAACCTCGTAGTGCGTGTCGCCTCGCCGAGCGCCTACCCGAACATCGACAGCAAGGGCGCGCCGATTTACGAGCTGATCGCTGGCGAACGCCGTTACCGCGCCGTCGCCAAGCTGATCGCGGCGAAGCGCTTGCCGGCGAACCACGCCATTTCCTGCCGCGTAATCATGGCTGGCGAGAACGAGGCCCGCGCCCTGGCCTTGCTGGAAAACCTGCAGCGCATCGATCTCGCCCCGCTCGAAGAGGCCGACGCCTTCCGTGTCCTGCACGAGCAGTTTGAATGGTCGACGCAGCAGATCGCCGATCGCATCCACAAGTCGCAGCGCTTCGTCCAGCAACGATTGGCGCTCGCCATGAAGCTCTCGCCAGCGGTGAAGGATGCCCTCGCGAAGGGTGAGCTCAAGATCGATCAGGCGCGCGCCCTGACTGCAGCCGACGAGAAAGAGCAAAAGGGCCTACTGAAGGACATCAAAACCAATCCCTACGGCCTCAACACGGCCGAGGACATCCGCAAGCGCCTGACACGGAACGCCGTTCTTTCGACGGTGGCGATCTTCGATCTCAAGAAATATGGCGGCGCCACGCGCGAGGATGACGAGGGGAATTTGTGGCTGCTCGATGCCAACGAATTCAAGAAGCTGCAGAAGGCAGCGCTCGAAGACCTCAAGGCCGACAAGGAAGCCGAGGGCTGGGCCTTCGTGGAAATTCAGGACGGCGGCTGGTTCGATAGTGACGATTACGAGAAAGAGCGGACCAAGAAGAAGAAGGAAGGCATCGTCATCATCGCGATGGACTGGCGCGGCAACGTCGAAGTGCAGGAGGGGCTGGTTCCGAGCGCGGAACTCTTCGAAGCCGGCTCATCGGCGCGGGAGAGACTCGCCGCCTATATCGAGAATGCCCAGGCGCAGGAGGCGGAGGACGCTGAGGAAGACAACGAGACGCCTGAAGAGCGCAAGGAACGCTGGCGCATCGAGAATGAGCAGCGTCAGGCCGAGAACGAGAAACGGGAGAAGGAGGCCGATGAGCTGAATGAAAAGCTGGGGGCTTTCCTCGCGACGAACCCACTGCTGAAGGCGCGGTTCGCCCTGGCGCGCATCTACAGCGACCGGGACTTTGATAACGGCGAGTGGTCCCGGATCTCTGCACTGAGTGCCGACGAATTGTTGGCGGAATTTACCGAAATGGCATTCCGCAGTGAATACGACGAGGATTCGGATGGGGCTCTGATCCTGCCCTACAGCGATGCCACCGAGGCCGAGATTGCCATTGTCGATGCAGCGGGCCTCGACCATCCCGACTGGTTCAAGCTGCAGCCAGAACGCGACAGCTCGGAAGACGACGAGGCCGACGAAGGCGACGAATCTGCCGGCGACGAAGACGGCGAGAGCGATGACGCCGACGAAGCCGAGGAGGCGGCATGAACTGCCGGCGCGCCGTGCGGAGGCCGAGCCGCTCCCCGCGCGGCGAGCTCGTTCCCTTCGAAGAGCAGGACGCTCGCAAGCTCGATGCTCAGATCGCGAGCCTCACCATCAACATCGCGCGCCTGCGAGCAGCGGGCGACAGCGAGGCCGCTGAGCCCTTGGCGGAGGAGGCATGCCGCCTCCGGGCCAAGGCTTCCGACCTTCGCCTACGGCTGCGGCAGCGGCGAGAGGAGAAAAGCTGACATGAGCAGCATCGACATATGGGGCCGCAACAACCCCGAAAAGGCGGCAGAGCGGCTCGAGGAACAAGCGCGAGATGGCAAAGCACCGCCACTTACCGATCTTCACGCCAATGCGGATCTGCCGCACGGTGTCTTCGCGGCCCGCGTTCGTCGCGAGGCGCGCGGCGGCTCCCATCTTGGATGGGGTCTGCCCGCCATCCCCTCCCATATCGAGCGCCCACTCGCCGAGCTGATCGCCGAGTTTCCAATCGCGGCCGAATTCCAACCCTATCTGGAGCGCGGCATCGCCGGCCTTCAGGACCAATGCGCCACCGAAAGGGCGATCGAGGAATTCTTCAACCTCTTCGCCGTCCGCATCCGCGATCACGTCGCCGGCCTGCGGTACGGCGTGACGGATTGGGCGCACTTCGCCGAGGAGCACGGCGATCTCGATCTCTACGACAGCGATTATGACGGCGACCCAGACGAAGAAGAGGAAAACGAGGAATGAGCCTAAAATTCACCATTGAACGCGAGACGCTGCACGGTGCCATGTCCGCCCTGGCCAAGGTCGTGAAGGCGTCGACCACCATCCCGATCCTGTCCTGCGTCAAGCTCGCGGCCGAGAATGGGCGCCTGTCCATTTCGGCAACCGACATGGATATCTTCATGACGCTCGCCGTCGATGTGGCGCCGGAAGAAGGCGGTGCCACGTGCGTCAACGCGGCCGATCTCGCCCGCATCGCCGCAATCAGCCCGGAAGGCAGCCAGATCTCCTTCGCCGCCGCCGAGACCGCCGCCAGCGTCAAGGTCGGCCGAGCGCGCTATCGCCTGGACTTGCTGCCGGTGGAGGAGTTTCCGGCCCTGAAGGCGGCGAAGAACGAGTGCCTGTTTGCCATCGCGTCGAGCACCATCATCCGCGCGTTCAATGCATGTTTCATGTGCATTTCGACCGAAGAGACCCGGTATTACCTCAACGGCATCTACATTCATGCCGACATTGAGAAGGACAAGGCGCGGCTCCACTTCGTGGCCACGGATGGGCACCGCCTGACGCACCTGATTCAGGAAACCGACGCCGAGACCGTCGAGAGCTGGTCGAAGATCGCGCCGGGCATCATCCTGCCCCGCGCGGCCGTGGCGCATTTGCAGCGCCTGCTGCCGGCCGATAGCGCCCTGGAGATCACGGCTTCTCACAGCCTGATCACCTTTGCCTGGGGCGATGTCACCTTTACCACGAAGCTGATCGACGGGAATTTCCCCGATTACCGCCGCGTGATCCCAGCTCGCTATGAGCAGAAGGTCGACCTGCCGATGGAAGAGGCTCGCGGCCTCGTTTCCCGCATCGTCGGCTTCACCGGCCGCGACGAGAAGCGCAAGGACCGCGCGATCCGCATGAGCCTGGATAGCGGAACCCTTGCCGTCTCGACCGGCCCCAGCGCGGCCGAGATCGCGAAGGACGAGATCGAGATCCAGGGTCCGACCCAGCCCGTGCAGCTCGGCGTTAACGGCGCCTATTTCATCTCGGCATTGGAGGCGGCGGATGGCGACGTCGCGACCCTCTCCTACGGCGATGCCGTGTCGCCGTACCTGTTGACCTATCCCGCCAATCCCGGCCTGACGCGTGTCGTCATGCCGTTGCGGATCTGAGGGCCAGGCCATGCCCGTTTCGCCAATCCGCCGCGCCATCAACCGGCGCATTCCCCTGACCGGCCTGGGCTGGACCGCCCTCGCCTTCATCCTTGCCGCCCTGGCGATCGCCAGCGGCGTCTTCCTGAGAGGTTTGTAATGGAGACTGCCCACCTGATGCCGGGCGAAAAGCTCGTGATCCCGGCTCCGCGCGGCCCCTGGATTGCCACCCGCCACGGCATTGCCTTTGAGCTGCTCGTGCCGACGGCCGAGATGGTCGACTGGCGCGACATCGCCTATGGCCTCGGCCATCTCTGCCGCTGGACCGGGCACACCTCCCGCTTCTATTCCGTGGCGGAGCACTCCTGCCGGGTCGCGAGCCTCGTGCGTGAGCGCATGCCGGATGACAAGGACGCCTATCTCTATGCCCTGCTGCACGACGCGCATGAGGCGTATGTCGGCGACTTCTCGGCGCCGCTCAAATTGGCCTTGAAGCAAGTGGCTCAGGGCGACAACGTCGCCAAGCTCATCACTGGGCCGATCGACCGAGCCATCTATCTGGCGTTCGGGCTTTGCCCCACCGTTCCCGAGGATATCGAGGCCGCGATCCACGACGCCGACATGCTGCTGCTCGCGACCGAGCTGCGCGACCTCATGCCAGGATCGCCGCCCTGGGAGAATCCGCCGCCCGAACCGTTGCCTGCTCGCATCGCTGATCCCTGGGGACCGGCCAGAGCCGTTGTCGGCTTCGCGCATGATCTGATCTGCGGCCAAGGCTGGATGCCTCGTGGCGGAACCACCGTCGATTCCAACGCCGAGGCCCATGCGTCACTGGCGCTTATGTACCACGAGGTCGAGGAACCTGCCGACATCGTGCAGCGCGCTGCGCATGAAGAGCTGCTCTCCATCGTGGAGCCGCTTCTGTCGATCGGCGAGACCACTCAACATCTTTTGCGCTGCAACTTCGGCCACGTCGCTGATGTCATCGCCAAGCTGCAGAAGGCCATCGTCGAGATCCGACCGGGTGAAACCGTGTCGGATGCATCCGCCCGCAAACAGAAGGAGGCCGAGTAATGGCCGGCAGCGTGAACAAGGTCATCCTCCTCGGCAATCTCGGCCGCGACCCCGAGATCCGCTCGACCCAGGACGGCACGAAGGTTGCGACCCTCTCGCTCGCCACGTCGGAGAGCTGGAAGGACAAGAACAGCGGCGAGCGCAAGGAAAAGACCGAGTGGCACCGCATCGTCATTTTCAATGAGCGCCTCGTCGACGTAGCCGAAAAGTGGCTGAAGAAAGGCTCGAAGATCTATGTCGAGGGTCAGCTTCAGACCCGCAAATGGACCGATCAGTCCGGCAACGAGAAATACACAACCGAGGTTGTCCTGCAGCGCTTCCGTGGCGAAGTCACCATGCTCGATCGAGCCGAGCGCGATCCCGGCGCCAACTCAGAAGACGACTATGGCGGAAATGGCGGCGGCGGTCGCGGCGATCTCGACGACGACATCCCGTTCTAGGCGAACGGCGTTCGCCTTCTTCATGAGAGGTTATCATGGCTCAAACCATCACGGTCTCGACCGCGGATCTCGCCGAGCAGATCGAATTCACCAACACCGTCTTCAACGACGTCCTGACCGAGCGCGTCCGCCAGATCCAGCAGGAAGGCTGGTCGCCCTCGCACGATGACAAGCACGACCTGGGCGAGCTTACCGGCGCGGCCATTGCCTATGCGATCGCCGGTCAGTTTGAGGAAAACACGGCGCTCGCCGAATTGGACAAGGCCCGGTTCAATCGCATCTGGTCCGAGTGCCGCCCCTTTTGGCCATGGTCGCTCGGCTGGTGGAAGCCGAAGGACCGGCGCCGTAACCTGATCCGCGCCGCCGCGCTGCTCATTGCCGAGATCGAGCGCCTCGATCGCACGGCCGCCAAGGCGGAGACATTGCGGTGAGCCAGGCCTTTGCCGATGGGGTTAAGCGCCTTTCTGCTGCGCTCGCCGGTCGGCGCCTTGATCTCAGCAATGAGAAGGCGACGCAGCGAGAGATCGGTGAAGCCCTCCAGACCGCCGGCATCGATTTCCAGCGCGAGCATCGGCTGGCGCCCGGTGACATTGTCGATTTCCTTCTGTCAGACGGAATCGCCCTGGAGGTGAAGCTCCGCTACAGCCGCCGGGAAATCGAGCGGCAGATCCGCCGGTACGCCAAGCACGACGCGGTGCGCGCTCTGGTTCTCGCCACCGCAACCGCTATCCATCTTCCCGCAGATATCGACGGGAAGCCCATTCACATCATTTCGTTGGGGCAGGCCTGGCTATGAGCCGCACCTATGGAAAACTGAAGCTCAGCTCGGACGGCGAGGTTTGGATCATCGAATCCTGCGAGCCGCATGTCGCCATCCGCCTGAAGCATATTTTCCCCCGCATCAGCAAGGGCGACAAACCGCCCTACGTGATTCCGAATACGCCGGCCTTTTCGGCCGATATCGCTTGGTTCCTGCAGCGATACCCGCTGGCAGCGAACGACGATGACGTGGCCGAGCTCGGGCGGCGGCGAGAGATCTTCGCCATCAATCAGGCGGAAATGGAACGCATCCTCGTTCCCGACTACCAGCCGCCAGCTCGCGTAGGGCTTCGCGGAGGCCAATCCATCCGGCCCTATCAAGCCCAGGCCGTGGAAATGCTCGCGCGCTGCAGCGGCCTTCTGTTGGGCGATGATGTCGGCCTCGGTAAGACCTATACGGCAGGAGGTGCTTGCCTCATCGAGGGCGCCCTGCCGGCAATCATCGTTTGCCAGGGTCACCTGCAGAGCCAGTGGGTGCGCGTACTGACGTCGCTGCTCACGCTCACCGTGATGCCGATCCATAAGACCCGACCCTATTCTCTGCCGCCGGCCGACGTTTATGTCATGCGATACACCCAGCTCCAGGGCTGGGGGCACTATCTTTCGGAGATGCGGCCAGGCCTGATCGCCTTCGATGAGATGCAGGAGTTGCGTCGCGGCGAGGACTCAGAGAAGGGCAAAGGCGCCGCTGCAATCTGCGGCGTGGCTCGTTACCGCCTCGGCCTCACGGCCACCCCGATCTACAACTACGGCACGGAAATCTGGAAGATCCTGCAATATCTGCGCCCCGACGTGCTCGGGCCTTATTGGGATTTCTTTCGAGAGTGGTGTCCGACAGGCCACATTGTAGACCCCGCCGCTCTCGGCACATTTCTCCGCGAGCAATACGCCTTCCTTCGCCGTACCAAGCGCGACGTCGGTCAGCAGATGCCAGCCGTGAATCGGATCGTCGAGAAGGTCGATACGGACGGCGCCGAGTTAAAATCCGTCGAGGAGCTGGCGCGCGACCTCGCCATTCGCGCCACCACGGGCGAATTCACCGAACGAGGGCGGGCCGTGCGCGAGCTGGATCTCCGCGTTCGGCAAGCAACCGGCGTCGACAAGGCGAAAGCCGTCGCGGCCTATGCCCGCATCATCGTCGAAAGTGGATCGCCGATCGTGCTCGTTGGCTGGCACCGCGAGGTCTATGACATCTGGAACGCCGAGCTCCAGGATCTGCGGCCGGCAATGTATACCGGGACTGAAACATCAAAGCAGAAGGACGAGGCGAAGCGGCGTTTCGTTGAAGGCGAGACCGATATCCTGATTCTCTCGCTGCGGTCCGGCGCCGGCCTCGACGGCCTGCAATATCGATGCTCGACGATGCTGTTTGGCGAGCTCGACTGGTCTCCCGGCGTTCACGTGCAATGCATCGGCCGCCTCGACCGTGAAGGCCAGCAGGACCCGGTCACCGCAATCTTCCTCGTCGTCGACGATGGCTCCGACCCTCCGATGATGGAGGTTCTCGGCCTGAAGGCCTCCGAGGCCGCCCACATCATCGATCCCGGAACCGGCCTGCAGAGCACCCATACCGATGCCAGCCACGTCCAAACACTGGTGAAGCGCTATCTCTCCAGGCGCAAGGACGGCGTAGCGCGGCCGGCAAATGATCTCAATCCCAAGGCGCAGACTGAGCAGGAGACGCTGCTATGAAAGCCCTCTCGATCCGCCAGCCGTGGTGCTGGTGCATTCTCAATCTTCACAAGGATGTAGAGAACAGAAGCTGGAAGCCATCAAATCCAGGTATCCGCTTTCGCGGCCGCTTCCTGATTCATGCGTCGAGTGGCATGACGAAAGCTGAATACGAGGATTGCCTCGACACCGTGCGCCACGCCGAAAGATTCAGGATATTTCCCGACGGCTGGAAGATGCCGTCGATCGAGGAATTTAAGGCAACCATGATGGGCGGAATCGTCGGTGAGGCCGATATCATTGACGTCGTGCGCGGGCATCACCCGTCGCCTTGGTTCTTTGGCCCCGTTGGCCTCGTCATTCGCAACGCCAAACCCCTGCCCTTCCGACCGATGAAGGGTCAGCTCGGCTTCTTTGATGTGCCCGCATGAAAACCGCCAGCCGCGTCCGGAAGACCGATGTCAAGCGCGCGATCGACGCCGTGAAGGCCACCGGCGCCGACATTTCGCGCATCGAGATTGACACCGAGACCGGCAAGATTATCGTCATCCTCGGGAAGGCAGAGCCGGCGCCGAAGAGCGCGCTGGAGGAATGGAAAGCGGGTCGTGCGCGTAAAGCTCAAGGGAATTAAGAAGGTCAGGAAGCGGCTCGCGGACGGTTCGATCCGGATCTATTGGTACGCCTGGCTCGGCGGCCCCAAGCTCCCAGGCGAACCCGGTTCGCCGGAATTCATGACCGCCTACAATGCGGCCATCTCGGCGCGCAAGACGCCCGGCGTCGGCATGCTGCAATCCATCATCGATGCCTATCAGCAGAGCCAGGAATTCCTGCAGCTCGCGGATCGCACCCGCGCCGACTATGTCGGCAAGATCAAGATCATCGAGAAGGAGTTTGGAGATCTGCCACTGGCGGCTCTCGCCGAGAAGGGGACGCGCGGCGAAATGCTCGACTGGCGCGACAAGCTGGCGAAGGCATCCCACCGGCAGGCCGACTATGCCTGGACGGTGCTGGCCCGCATCCTCTCCTGGGCGCTCAACCGCGAGAAGATTGACGCCAATCCCTGCGAGAAGGCCGGCCGGCTTTATGGTGGCACCCGCGCCGAGTTTGTCTGGAGCGACGACGACGAAGCCGCGTTCCTGAAGGTGGCGCCGGCTCACCTGCATCTGCCCTTGTTGCTGGCGCTTTGGACCGGCCAGCGCCAGGGCGACCTTCTGCGCCTGCCGTGGTCAGCCTATGACGGCGAGAAGATCCGGCTGCGCCAGAGCAAGAACGGCGCTCGCGTAGTCATCCCCGTGGGCGCGCCTCTGAAGGTTGCCCTTGATGCCGCCAAGGCCGCGAAGGTCGGGCCGATCGTTCTGACCAGCACGGACAAGCGGCCGTGGACCGAGGATGGCTTCCGGTCGAGCTGGCGGAAGGCCTGCACGAATGCCGGCATCGTCGGCCTCACCTTCCATGATCTCAGGGGCACGGCCGTCACGCGGCTGGCAATCGCCGGCTGCACCGAGGCGGAGATCTCCGCCATCACGGGCCACAGCTTGAAGGACGTGCGCAGCATCCTCGATGCCCACTATCTGCACCGAGATCCCGCACTCGCGGAAAGTGCCGTCGCGAAGCTGGAGCGGCACAAGGCCGGAACGAAGTTGGAAACCGGAGTGGAAACCGGCCCAACCGGGTCTAGCCAGAAATCGGAAATTTCCCAATAAAATCAACTGGCTGGGGGACTAGGATTCGAACCTAGACTGGCGGAGTCAGAGTCCGCTGTCCTACCGTTAGACGATCCCCCAATCGGGCAACTGGAAGCGTTGCCTTATTTGGAGCTAGCGACGGCAATCTATGATGTTCGCGTTCTGTATTCGTCGCCTGCGTGCGGTGCTTTTAGTGCATTGCCGGAACTGCGTCAATCGTTCTGAATATAGCTGTATTTCCTCGCTCCGCCTTGATGGAAGCTATTGGCAGAGTTGGGAAATCCTGCCGATCGTGGTCGAGATTTGCCGCCCTTCTCGGGTTCTTATGGGTCCGGCAACACCGCCGCGGTGGGCTCTGGCGGTACGATCTCTTGGGCGGGCCGCGTTGATGGGCGCAGTTTCTCACGCACCCTTTGAAACAGCGTGTAGAGCGGCGGGATCACAAAGACGCCCAGAAAAGAGGCGGCGATCATGCCGCCAAAGACGGGCGTGCCAACGTCGCGGCGGGCGAGTTCCGATGCACCGACCGCCACCACCAGCGGATACAGGCCGAGGATAAAAGCAAATGACGTCATCATGACGGGCCGGAAACGCAACCGAGCGCCCTCTGTCGCCGCCGCCTGAAGCGGATGCCCTTGGCTCCGCAATTCCTTCGAGAATTCGACGATCAGGATGCCGTTCTTCGCCGCAAGGCCGATGAGCACGACCAGGCCGATCTGCGCGTAGAGGTCGAATGTGAGGCCTGCCAGCATCACGGCCAGGAAAGCACCGAAGACGCCGACGGTTACCGACAGAAGCACCGGCACCGGGATCGTCCAACTTTCATAGAGCGCCACCAGAAACAGATAAGCAAAGAGTACCGCCATGCCCAGGATCATGGCCGTCTTGCCCTCGGCACGTTTCTCCTGGAATGCCGTATCGGTCCATTCGCCGGCAAAGCCCGGCGGCAGTGTCTTGGCAGCCACCGCTTCCATGGCCGCCAGCGACTGACCCGAGGAGATTCCCGCAGCGGGGCTGCCCTGGATCGTCACGGCGCGCACATTATTGTAGCGGATGATACCTGGCGGGCCCGTTACGACGCGCACCTCGAGCAGGCTGCGCAGCGGAATCATCTTGCCATCCTTGCTGCGCACATTGATCTGATAGATATCGTCGACCTTTGCGCGATCGGCCGCCTCCGCCTGGATCTGCACCTGCCAAGTTCGACCGAACAGATTGAGATCGTTGACGTAGTACCCGCCGAGATAGGCTTGGAGCGCCTGGAACACCGCGTCGAGTTCCACGCCGAGCACTTGCACCTTGTCGCGGTCGATGTCGAGAAAGACCGACGGGCTGGTCGCTGAGAAGGTTGTGAACACGTTGCGCAACTGCGGCGCCTGATTGGCAGCAACGACCAAACCGCGCAGCACCTGAGCAAGCGTTTTAGGATCGCCGCCCCGCAAATCCTTCAGCACATAGGTAAATCCGCCGCCCGTCCCCAAGCCCACGATCGGCGGCGGCGCCAGCGGCACCACCACCCCACCGCGGATTTCGCGGAACTTGCCGGCCAGACGCGCCATGATCGCCGGCGCCTGCAGATCCCGTTCCAGGCGGTCTTCGAACGGCTTCAGCGTGACGACGATGAAGGCGGCGTTTGCCTGCGAATAGTTGTCGATAAAGTTGAGGCCGATGACGGAAGTAAAATCCTCGACCGCCGCTTCGCTGCGCAGGACGTCCTCCGTCCTGGCGATGACTTCCGTCGTACGCTGCACGGAAGCGCCTTCCGGCAATTGGACGACAACGAAAAGTGCGCCCTGATCGTCTTCCGGCAGGAAGCCGGTCGGCGTGAGCCCACCGACGAAGACGGTTCCCGCGCCAGCGACAAGCGCCACGACAAGACCGATCAGCGAAACGCGCACCAGGCGCGCGACAATGTCGCCATAGACATCGCGTACCCAGTCGATTCCACGCATGACATAGCTCATGACACCACGACGTGGTCCGTGATGCCGCTTGAGGAGAAATCCGCACAGGGCCGGCGAAAGCGTCAGTGCATTGATACCCGACAGGAACATCGCGACAGCCACGGTGACCGCAAATTGCCGGAAGAGTTCGCCGGAAATGCCGGGAATGAAGGCAACCGGCACGAAGACCGACAACAGCACCAATGTGATGGCAATGATCGGCGCGGTGATTTCCGCCATGGCCTTCTTCGTCGCATCAGCAGCACTCAGCGCCGGATTTTCCTCCATGATGCGCTCGACATTTTCCACAACGACGATGGCGTCATCGACCACGATGCCGATGGCGAGCACGACCGCCAGAAGGGAAACCGAGTTGGCAGAATAGCCGATCGCATTGAGAACGATGAAAGCACCGACCAGGCTGACCGGGACCGCGAGAACCGGAATCAGGGTTGCACGCACGCTGCCAAGGAACAGATAGACCACCACGACGACCAGAATGAACGCCTCAACCAATGTCTTCTGCACTTCGTGCACGGTTGCCTTGACGAAAGTCGTCGGGTCATAGGTGATCTTCCAGGCAAGATCCTCCGGGAAGGTTTTTTCGAGCTCGGCCAAGCGAGCCTTGACCCCTTCCAGCGTCGAAATGGCGTTCGCACCGGGGGCTTGATAGATTGCCATGACAGCGGAAGCGCTGCCGTTGAACCGGGTTTCGCGGTCGAGACTCGCCGCTCCCAATTCCAGTCGCGCGATATCGCCGAGCCGCAGCACTGAGCCGTCCGTGTTTGTGCGAATGACGATTTGGCTGAACTCCTCGACCGAGGTGAGGCGCCCTTTGGACTGAATGTTGAGCTGAAGCTGCTGATCATTGGAGATAGGGCGTGCGCCGATTCGTCCGACCGCGGCCTGCACGTTCTGCGCCTGGATCGCGTTGATGACATCGCCCGGTGTCAGGCCGAGGCCCGTCAAACGATCGGTTCGCAGCCAGGCACGCATCGCATAATCCTGGGGGCCCCACAGAGATGCATCCCCGACGCCTGGCGCGCTTTTGACCTGGTCCAGCAGATTGATGGTGACATAGTTGGATATGAACAGGGGGTCGTGCGTGTTCTTGGGCGAATAGACGGCGATCACGGCAAGCAGGGCGGAAGACTTCTTCTTGACCGTGACGCCCTGGCGCTGCACTTCCTGCGGCAGTTTTGAAAGTGCCACCTGGACGCGGTTGTTCAGATTGACCGTATTGATGTCGGGATCCGTGCCCAGTTCGAAAGACGCAACGAGGGAATAACTGCCGTCGTTCCCGCTGACACTTTTCATATACATCATCTTGTCGACGCCGACCGCCTGCGCCTCGATCGGCTGCGCCACGGTGGCGTCGACGATGGCCGCGGCGGCCCCCGGATAGCTCGTCGTCACCGATACCTGCGGGGGCACGATGTCAGGATATTGTGCGACAGGAATGACGAACAGCGACAGCAGACCACCGATCAGCGTGACGATGGCGATAACGATGGCGAGGCGCGGTCGGTCGACGAAAATTGCGGATAGCAT